AAGAAAAGGAAAGGCTAATGAAGATGGTAGTTATACGATTCCTGAAACTCAATATACTGAAGATCAAATATATGATATGATGGTGCAAGGTGGAGGTTTAGTTAGTATTGTAGACGGTCAAATTGTAGCTGGAAATCCCAACCAGGCTATGAGTGAAGGTTATGATCAGGCGAATAAAATTAGATACAATAATGATGATTTTAGAAATCAATATGAAGAAGGAACTGAAGAGGAGTTTAACATACGTGCAGAAAGAAATAACCGACCTGAGCCAACTCAACAACAAAAAGATGAAGCAAAAGAAAAAATCATCGCAATTAGAGCTAGAAAAGAGCAGGAAAAAGCTGATGAAAAGCTAGCAACACAAGAAAAAATTAATAAAATTAAAGCGGCAAGAGCAGCAAAAGCAGCTGAGGAGAATCGAACTATAGAAGAAAGAAAAGCTTTATTACAAGAAAAGAAAGAAGCAATACTAGCGGCAAGAGCAGCTAAGAGCAATAGTCCAGTAAACAACAATAGTCCTTTACATCAAGAACAAGAAATTGATCCAAGAACTGGCGAAGCTATTCCAGGTTATGATTACGTTCCAGGTGAAGAAGTAATAACTAATAGAAGTGAAGAAGTTTTAGATGATAATGGCAATATCATAGGTTATAATGATATAACTGATACAACAATTACTAATAGAGGAACAATGACACCGCCATCACCACCACCACCACCACCAAATAATCGTCCATCTTTTAAAGAAGACTGCGAAGGAATTGTAATGAACATGGGTAATTTTTCTAAATCAGGATTCTACAAATGCGATATAGATCCTAGTCCTCCAATTACAACACCACCTGCAGAAATTGAAACACCAGAAGACTTAAGTCATAGTTATGACGATTTAACAACTAGCACTGTTTTTAGACCTATAGAACAAGATCCATTAGAAATAATACCTGAAAGTGCTGATGATCTGTTTAATTTAACAGGAGCCGGCAAAACAAGAGATGGTTTTAAATTACCATTACCAACTCTTAATTTTAGTGATTTAATAAGAAAAGGTGGCCAATGGTTTGAACCGCTAATTGGAAAAAGCGGTAAAAGAGGCTGTGGCTGTGCTGTTAACCCAAGGTAAATGAGTAAAAAATTATTTAAAGACACTAAGGTTGGTAGATTTTTATCCAATGCAGCTCCAGGTATATTAAATACTGTAGGCGATGTATTGCCAGATAATGGCGTTTTTGGATTAGTTAAAAACCTTATAGACAAAGATCCGGCTTTACCGCCAGAAGATAAAGAAAAAGCTTTATTATTATTACAACAAGATATAGTTGAAATGAAAGAAATAAGTAAACGTTGGTCGAGCGATATGAAGAGCGATTCATGGCTCAGCAAAAACACACGTCCAATGACTCTTATATTTTTAACTGTGTCTTTAATTGTTTTAATACTTTTAGATAGTGGAAATATAGGATTTGGAGTTGATGAAAGTTGGGTAGATTTATTAAAATCTTTACTCATAACAGTTTATGTAGCTTATTTTGGTTCGCGAGGGGTGGAAAAATTCAAAAAAATGAGTGATAATAACTAAGAGTATTATATTAATTAAATCCAATTAAATGAAAAATCTATTATTAAGTGCGTTAATACTGTTTAGTATTAGCATTCAAAGTCAAGACTTTAGCGAAAAACTAAAAGGAGTTTGGTCAAGTGACGCGACAAGTTATTATGTAGTTATACTGCATAATGAAAAAGAATTTAAATTTACTAATTTCTCTTTTGCAGATAACAACACTATAGAAGAAACAGTTGTTGAACAAGGAGATGATTATGTTAAAACAAAAATTTACAATCCTAAAAATGAATGGAAAGTATTTTTAACTTACAAGTATGTAGACAAAAACACTTTATCAGTAAAATTTGAAGGAAGTACCAATAGCACTTCTACATATAGAAGACATTGGGTAATGACAAATTAAATTAAATAAAATGAAAAAAATAAAAGAAATTACAAAAGAAGAGTTAACAAAAGTCAGAGATTTTCAATCAAAACTTTTTGAATTAACACAACAAATAGGATTAGCAGAAACTCAAAAACATGCTATACTTCATGAAATAGCAGGAGTTAATCAAGATCAAGATGCTGTTAAAAAAGAATTAGAAACTAAGTACGGTTCTATAAATATAAATTTAGAAGACGGTAGTTATACTGAAACCAAAGAAGATGAATAATGTAATTAGAAAAATAAGCATAGGTTCTGATTATAAAAACGAAGCAATGCATTATTCTGTAGGTCAACAAGTTTACGGTGGTCATGAAATATCTCACATACTTAAAGATGAGAAAGATAATTCTTATAATATACATATAAAAAAGAACAATGAGGTTTTGCCATGGAAAAAATTTAATTCAAACATGGCGATATCTATAGAGTATGATTTAGAATACTAATGAATAGTATATATGACTTTATTGTAGAACCTATAGGTGATAGGTATGATAATATAAAAACAGTAGGTGGTAAAGATTTAATACTTAATACTAAAGTTGAATCTTGGAAATTTGTTAATAGACTAGCAAAAGTAATTGCAGTGCCAATAGCTTTGCATACTTCTATAAAAATAGGTGATACAATTGTTGTTCATCAAAATATTTTTAGAAGATTTTATAATATGAAAGGCGAGCAAAGCAATAGTAGGTCTTATTTTAAAGATAATTTATATTTTGCTTCTGTTGATCAGATTTATTTATATAAAAACCATACTACTTGGAAATCTTTTGGAGATAGATGTTTTATTGTACCTTTAAAAAATTCTGATTCTTTAAGAAACAGAAAAGAACAACCTAGTGTTGGAATAGTTAAAATTGGTAATAGTGTATTAGAAGCATCTAATATTAACAAAGGGGATACTATAGGTTTTATACCTGGTGCTGAGTGGGAATTTATTATAGACGATCAACGTCTTTATTGTATGAAATCAAATGATATTGTAATTAAATATGGAAATAAAGAAAACCAAGAGGAGTATAATCCAAGCTGGACAAGTAGCGGTTGAAGAATTAATAAAAGTAGCTAAAGAGCCTATAATTGATTCTGACGACGATATATCAGCTGATAGATTAAAAAACGCAGCTGCAACAAAAAAATTATGTGTATTCGATGCTTTTGAAATATTAAATAGAATACAAGAAGAGCAAGATATGCTAGATGAAAAGCCTAAAGAAGTTAAAAAAGAAACTACGTTTCGTGGTTTTGCTGAAGGAAGATCTAAATAATGTACGAGCAAACTTTATATAAAATACTAGACGACCATATAAAACCTAAGATAATTAAACAATTAAATAGGTATAAAAAATGGGAGTATGGTTATAACGCAGAGCATGATATTGTAGTTATTTCTAAAACTGGTAAAATAGGAGAAATATACGAAATACAAGGTTTAAAAATAGCATTACCTAAAGCAGAAAAAGTTCATATTTTTGAAAAAGATAAATGGACACCTTTTGCATATCCTAAAGTTTTAAGTAAAATTAAAACAGTATTTGATTGGAGAGAATATCCTGTTGAGTTTAAAGAAAAATATTACGATTATATTGATAATGAATTTAATAGAAGAGAAGAAGGTTTTTGGTATGTAAACAAAGGTGTTTCTACTTATATTACAGGAACTCATTATATGTATCTACAATGGTCAAAAATAGATGTTGGCCAACCAGATTTTAGAGAAGCAAATAGATTATTTTTTATATTTTGGGAAGCATGTAGAGCTGATGATAGATGTTATGGTATGTCTTATTTAAAAAATCGACGTTCTGGATTTTCATTTATGGCTTCAGGTGAAACTGTTAATATGGCAACAATATCTACAGATGCTAGATTTGGTATATTATCAAAATCAGGTGCTGATGCTAAAAAAATGTTTACAGATAAGGTAGTACCAATATCGGTTAATTATCCATTTTTCTTTAAACCGATACAAGACGGTATGGATCGACCGAAAACAGAGTTAGCTTATAGAGTGCCAGCTTCTAAATTTACAAGAAGAAGTATTGTATCTACAGAAAAAAACGAAGAACTTGCTGGTTTAGATACTACTATTGATTGGAAAAATACTGGAGATAATGCTTATGATGGTGAAAAACTAAAGCTATTAGTACATGATGAAAGTGGTAAATGGGAGAGACCAAACAATATATTAAACAATTGGCGAGTTACAAAAACTACACTTAGATTAGGTTCTAGAATTATAGGTAAGTGCATGATGGGATCAACATCAAACGCTTTAGACAAAGGAGGTGCTAATTTTAAAAAATTATACAATGACTCAGATGTTACAAAAAGAAACGCAAATGGACAAACACGTTCAGGACTCTATTCTTTGTTCATTCCTATGGAATGGAATTACGAAGGATACATTGATTCTTACGGGCATCCTGTCTTCGACACACCAAAAGACCTTGTTAAAGGGCCTCACGGAACACCAATTACAATTGGGGTTATTGAATACTGGCAAAATGAAGTTGATGGTTTAAAGCAAGATCAAGATGCTTTAAATGAATTTTACAGACAATTCCCAAGAACAGAAGAGCACGCTTTTAGAGATGAAGCAAAGTCTTCGTTGTTTAATTTAACTAAAATATACGAACAAATAGACTGGAACGCAGATATAAAAAGATCATCTGTTATAACACAAGGTAGTTTTCAGTGGACAGGAGGTATTAAAGATACTACTGTTATATTTGTGCCAAATAAAAATGGAAGATTTTTTGTTTCATGGGTTCCACCTAAAAGATTACAAAACAATGTAATAAGTAAGTTAGGTAATAAGTATCCTGGCAATGATACTTTAGGAGCTTTTGGTTGTGATAGTTATGACATATCAGGAACTGTTGA